CTACTAGTTGTGGTACTAGTGCCAGGTGGGCCGACACGATCTTCTCGGTCTCCTTGATCACTTCGGGGATCTTGGGGGCTTGGGACATCTTGTTGGTTTTCGGTCTTAATAGGTCCAGCATGAATCTCACCATCTAGAGTGACAGCTAACTTTGGTGCCTGGTTGATGTTTGTCGCCAGCACAGGTAGTTCCTCCACCGTGCCACTATGAGCCACAAGGAGTGCAATATGGTCCTGCAACTCCGACACCGTTACTCCGAGGTCAGTGGCAACAATCTCCAGATAGTTTTCTGGGTCATCTTGCGGCCATGGATGTTTGATGTCCTCGTCATTAGCTACCCAGTAGGGCATGTCTTTGAGATCCGGATTTGTCGTTGCTTGCACTTTTGCTGCCTTTTGATAAGCGCGGCACCAGTCACCGATGAATGGGGTCTTACTATCGGTAACCAGATATGCTGTGGTTTTGGCCGCACCAACAATTGGCAGTTCTGCCTCAACGTCAGTGGTTGTATGTAGCTTGAGCAGTGTGCGAAGCGGGCTCTGGATGGATGCTGGTGATGTCCACGGGTCGGCGAAGACTCGGGAGAGAAAGGAAACAGGCTGATGTTTATGGGCGCGGTTGCACACTCGTAGATCGAATCCGAGTGCGGACGCGGTGCGGTTCAAGACTTGATCGGTCACAGTGCCAGCTCGCACGCCATCATCGCCATAGCACAGACCTATTTCTGCGTATGCGGTGGCGTGGTCCTTCCCAGAATCTCTTCCGGCACAATATGACACAAATGCATTGCATGAGCTATTACCATCGGTGGTGAGAGGAGATCCACTCAAACGACTGCAACCAGGCTTGTATTTCATGGTTTTGGATCTCGCCTTGGCGTCCAATTCCGAATACAGCAGATTGTGCAGTTCCTCACGATGTTCTGGTGCTACCCACTGAAGATACATAGCAAATTCAACGTTCTCTCTGATCCATCTCGTGACAGTGCCATCAAACCGACTGTAATCCGTCTCGACTAATGATTCGGATTGTA